CCCTAGTTTTTTAACTAGTTCTAATGCTACATGTTCGTTTGAAAGTACTTTAACTTTAAATGAAGTACAATATGCTGCTCGTATTAGTGAAAATGAATTTGGATATTCTTTAAACCCTACCTTAATATCGGGGAGTAACATTAATAGTAACACTTATTATGATTTTGCTACAGGTTCATTTTTTCAACCTTACATCACTACAGTAGGGATGTATAATAATAGTTATGATTTGTTAGCTACAGCAAAACTGGCTAGACCTCTCCCGGTTTCAAAGTTTACAGATACAACAATAATGGTTAATTTAGATATGTTTTAATGAATTGGATTTACGAAGGAAAAGAAATAACAGACATTTCCCATTTTCCAGAAAATACATTTGGTTTTATTTATGAAGTAACCCATGTACCCTCAGGTAAGAAGTATATTGGGAAAAAACAATTATTTTTTAATAAAAAACTTCCACCTCTTAAAGGATACAAAAGGTGGAGAAAAGTAGTTAAAGAGGGTAATTGGAAAACTTATTTTGGTTCTCATGATTATATAAAGGGACTACTTAAAGAAAATAAGCAAGAAGAATTTAAACGCGAAATTATACAAATTTGCTATAGTAAAAAAGAACTTACATATAGTGAAACAAAATTTCAAATGATGTTTGAAGTCCTAGAAAATCCTTCGTATATTAATAGCAACATACTGGGGAAATTCTTTAGATCCGATCTAGAGAATTATAAAGACTAATATGATAAATGATTTGTTAGTAAATTTAGCCAACTCCGTATTAGGAGGAGGTAGAAAAACTGCGCGGGGTAATTATGCTTATACTTGTCCCTTCTGCAACCATCATAAACCTAAACTAGAGGTTAACTTTACAGTTAATAAAAAGGGACTTAATCCTTGGAATTGTTGGGTGTGTAATACTAAAGGTAGTAGGTTAATAACTCTATTTAAAAAAGTTAATGCTGATAACTCTAAAATGCAAGAGTTAAAGTCATTAGTTAAAGTTTATGATTACGATAACGAACATGGGGTATCTGCGGAAACTCTATGTTTACCTAAGGAGTATAGTAATATATTAGGTAATAATGATATCATAGCTAAACACGCATATTCTTACCTTAAACGTAGAGGATTAACTGATAATGATATTATAAAATATAATATAGGGTATTGTGAAAATGGTTTATATGCTAAAATGGTAATTATACCATCCTATGATATTAATGGTAATTTAAATTACTTTACAGCTAGATCATTTGAAAAAGATCCATATGTAAAATATAGAAACCCTAGTTGGTCAAGAGATATTATACCATTTGAATTTTTTATAAATTGGAACCTTCCTATTATTTTATGTGAAGGTCCCTTTGATGCTATTAGCATTAAACGTAATGCTATTCCTTTATTAGGGAAAAATATTCAAAAGTCTTTAATGAAAAAAATAGTATCATCAACCGTGGAAAAAATTTACTTAGCATTAGATACTGATGCTATGGCAAGAGCTTTAGAATTCGCAGAAGAATTTCTAAATGTAGGTAAAAAAGTTTACCTTGTGGAATTAAAAGATAAAGATCCTAGTGAAATGGGTTTTATTGATTTTACTAAATTAGTTCAAACTTCTCAGAAGTTAACTTATGAAAACCTATTTGAAAAGAAACTATCTTTAATATGAAAAGAAATGTAAAAAAGTCCTATAATAGGATAATTGAAATATCCCCCGATGCTAAACAAATAACTTTACCTGATGCTAGGTACTATAGAAGAAATGGTGATTATTATCCTTCTATAACTTATGTATTAAGTCACTACCCTAAAGGTAAATTTTTTGAAGATTGGCTTAAAAAAGTAGGATATTCTGCTGATTTTATAGTTAAGAAAGCAGGGGAAGAAGGTACTCAAGTTCATGAAATGATTGAACAGTACTTGAATGGTAAAGAACTTAATTTCCTAAGTGAATATGGTAACCCTCAATATCACCCAGATGTTTGGCAAATGTTTTTACGTTTTGTTGAATGGTGGGAAGAATATAAACCTACATTAATTGAAACTGAAGTTCATTTATTTTCAGATGAATTAAAAGTAGCTGGTACATGTGATATGGTATGTGAAATAGATGGTGAAATTTGGATTGTAGATTTTAAAACATCTAATAACCTTCAAACGGTTTATGATTTACAAACTGCTGTTTATGGCAAGTGTTATGAGGAATGTTATGGTAAAACTCCTCAAAGATACGGGATATTATGGCTTAAATCATCTAAAAGAAAACCTGCAAAAGGTAAAATGCAGGGTAAAGGATGGGAAATGTATGAATCTAAAAGAACTCAAGAAGAAAATCTTGATATTTTCCTAACTGTTAAGAAATTATTTGATTTAGAAAACCCAAAACATTCACCTATTTTTACAGAATTTAAAACAACAGTCAAAAGGGAGTTGTAATATTTATAATAATGATATCATTAGTACAACTACTAAAAGAACAAACTAATAAGCCTAAAGCTATAATTTTAGCAGGTGCTCCCGGAGCTGGAAAAGGATCTATTTTAAAGGATCTTGATCTAGGGGGACTTAAAATACTTAATATAGATGATATTTTTATTAAAAATCTTAAACAAGCTAATGTTAGTTTGGATTTAAAAAATGCTACACCTGAAGACAGAGTTGAACAAGCTAAACAAATGGCTGCGGCTAATAAAGAATTTAAGGGTGAACTACAAGGAGTAATAGATGGTAAACAATCATTTGTACTAGATGGTACTGCTGCTTCATATAATAAAACTGCTGAGTTGAAACAGGAATTAGAAGAGGCGGGATATAAAATAATGATGCTTTATGTTTATACTGATTTAGAACGTTCCCTAAAACAAAACGAAAAACGATTTGAAAAATCAGGAGGTGAGGATAGAAGTTTACCACCTGCTATTGTAATGCGTACTTGGAAAAGTGTAACGGATAACATAAAACCCTATTTTAATTTATTTACACCTAATTTTATAGCTGTAGCCAATACTTTAAAGGGTGATAAAATTGAAGACATAGAGAAAATTATTAAAAAATACCTTACTCCATTTAAACCTACAGGAACTAAACCTAAGACCCCAGCACAACAAAAAAGATCTAAGGAACAAAGAGATAAATTAAATGCTGAAATTCAAGATATGTTAGATGAAGAATTTCTATATGATATTCTACAATATACAATATCTAGGGAAGAAGCACAAATGAGATTAAAACAATTCCTAAATGGCTAAAATAGGATTATATGGAGGTGGGTTTAAACCCCCAACTAGGGGACACTTTGAAGTAGTAAAACAAGCGCTTGAAAGTAATCCCGATCTTGATTCACTTATAGTTATAGTAGGTCAAAAAGAGAGAGGTGGTATAGATCAATCTGATTCCCTAGTTATATGGGATATGTATTTAAAATATTTACCTTTAAAAGTTGAAATACTACCAGTAACAACACCCATACGTACTGTTTATAATCTAGCAAAAGAAAATCCACAGAATGAATATAAATGGTTTTTAGGTAAAAGACAAGGTAGGGAAGATGATGAAAGTGATATAGCATTAAGAACTAAACATCTTACTACTAAAAAAGATGATTACCCAAATCTTACTCCTATAACTGTTGAAACGGCAGATAAAGGTATTAGTGGTACTAAGGCTAGAGAATATATAAAAAGTAACGACAAAACAGGTTTCTTTTCTTTATTACCTACTAACTTATCCCTTGAGGAAAAAGAACAAATTTACACTATGGTATCCAAAAAAATAAATGAAGGTGGTCATAAAAAAAGAGATCCAAAAAAAGGTACTGGAAAAAAACCTGAGGGATCGGGTAGACGTCTGTATACTGATGAGGATCCAAAAGACACAGTAAGAATTAAATTTAGAACTAAAGAAGATATAGTAGATACTTTAAATAAAAAATCATTTAAAGCTAAATCTCATGCTCGTCAATCTCAAATAATTAATTTAATTCACCAGAGAGTAAGAGCAGCATACCAAAACGCTAAGGACCCTGATACTAAGGATAGATTAAAAAGAGCTTTAGAGTATATTACTAATAGGAAAGAAAAGTCCAAGGAAAAAACAAAACGTTTAAGACAACAAAATGAAAGTGTAAAAGGATTTACTAAAGGTAATGTAGGTACAAGATATAGAGCTATAGAAAAAAGAGGCAATAAATATTATTACAGACAAGATGATCCTTTAGGCGCTGGTATTAAACAGGAATTTGGTCCATTTGATACTAAAGCTCAAGCTATTAAAAAAATGGAAAAATTTCCTCCTGCTAGTAGCTATAGAGATATTACAGATAATATAGATCCTAAATCCCAAGCAAAACATAAAGGCAAATCTGCTCCTTTTGGCTCCGCATATGAGCCTGTAAATGAAATAGGCATAGATTTAACTAACTATGACGGCCAAATTTTACCGGGTGATGTTTTAAGAGCACCTAAAGGATTTCCATTAGGAGGAAAAAAATTAGAAAAATCTCTAGCATTAAAGGTAATTAAAAACTCTAGAGAGGGGGTAAATAGATATAAACTTACATTAGAAGACCCTAAAACTGAAAAACGCTATTCAGTTCGCAACTATGAAATGGATGGTGAGTATCAAGGTAAGGAATTACCACAATGGGGTTTAATCAGAAAATCAAAGAAAAATGTAGATGAAGGGGATACTTATGAAAAAATGGCTGCTAAGGGAAAAAAAGCAGGTAACCTAAAACAGGGTACTGTTAGAAAAAGATTAGGTATAAAAAAAGGAGAAAAAGTTCCATTATCTTTAATTAAAAAAGAAATAGCACGTTTGAAAAAAATGGATAAAGATCCCAATAAAAAAGGAGCTCAACTAGGAGATAAAAATCAAAAATACTATAAAGCACTACAATTAGCAAAAACCTTAAAAACAACCACTAACGTAAATGAAAATGCTACTTATTCTAATAGTATAGACTATAAACAACAAATTTTGGATCTTACTAAACATATGTTAAAAAAAGGAGAAAAGATTACCCCTTTACCTAAGGTTATTTTTAAACATGGTGATCAAGAAAATGCTAAAGAATTTTTAGGTAAAACTGCATATTACGACCCTAATACAATGACTATTGTGTTATACACTGAGGGTAGACATCCAAAAGATATTGTTAGATCATTTTCACATGAAATGATTCACCACCAACAAAATTTAGAAGGTAAATTAAACAATATTAATACCACTAATACTCTGGAAAATGATTATTTAGAAGATATAGAAAAAGAGGCATATTTAGAAGGTAATATTAATTTCAGAAATTACACAGATAGCCAATTACATGAGGAAAAACCATATAAACATAAATTTGGGTTTGATAAAAAATTAGGTAGGGATCCATTTGGTATATCTGCTTTTGCCTATGAATTAGCACGTGGGCTAGAGGAACAAGAAGATAAAATAGAAACTAAATACACTATTTATTCTGATATGGATGGTGTATTAACGGATTTTGATAGTAGATTTAAGGAATTTTCTAAAGGTATTGCACCTAAAGATTATGAAAATAAATTTGGGATAAAAAAGTTTTGGAATTTAGTAGATGAAATAGGAGGAGTGGATTTTTGGGCTAACATGGATTGGATGTCCGATGGTAAAGAATATTGGAATTATATTTCAAAATATGACCCTATTATCCTAACTGCCCCATCGATGAATCCAGTTTCAAGATTTGGTAAAAGGCAATGGAGAGATGGTAATTTACCTGGAGTTAAAATGAAAATGGCTTCTGCTAGAAATAAACCTAATTATTCTAAAAGAAATTCTATTTTAATTGATGATAGGAAAGATACTATAGATGCATGGAATGCAGCAGGTGGTATAGGTATCCACCATACATCTGCAGCTAGTACAATTGAAAAGTTAAAAGAACTTGGTTTATGAGAGATAATGTTTTAAAAAAAGAATTTAATAAAAAAGATGTTCAAAGAATTAGAAATTTAGTACAAGGAAAATATGGAGATAAAACCACACAAAGTGTAGGCTATAAAAAGGGTTATGTCAAAAGAAAAGAAGGTGATGTTTGGGAAGAAAAAGGACAAACTTGGACTATAAAAGAGGGCATTAGACAGAATATTACTAAATTAGATAAAGCAAAAAAAGCTTTTAAAACTCCCTTATTCTGCCCCGAATGTGGCACACTAATGAAAAAAAGATTTGATTCTCAATACTATAAAATACATAAAATGTGTTTTGATTGTGTTATTGAGAAAGAACAACTTCTTAAATTAGAAGGTAAATGGGAAGAATATAAAAAAAATATTCATAACGCTGATATAGATGGTATGATAACTGATTATACTTCATTTATGTCTGCTGCCCTAAAAGAAACTAATAATTCATTTATAACTGAGGCAGGTGATGTAGAAAAATGGGAAGGAGGTGTAAATGAAGAACGTGCTAAAGAAGCTTTGAAAAAAGGAATTGAATACTTAGAATCTAAAAAAATAAAGTAATTCTAACTGTAGAAGCATATATTTATAAAATATAATACTAATACCATGACCAAAAAAGAATTAAAGGAAATGATTAAAGCATCTATAATGAACGAGATGCATTGTTCTAAAGAAGTAAGAGAACAAGAAGAAGAAGAGGTAGAAGTAGAAACTGAAGAAGAAGTTGAAATCGAAGCACCAACCAGAGAATTATCTGCTGAAGAAGAAATAGTTCAGGATAGTTTAGAAAAGGCGCTTGAGGCAGCAAAAAAACTAGATAATGAAAAGTTAGTTACCCAAATAGCTAATACTATTACCTATTTTACAAGATCTGAGGTAATTAAAGAAAATCAAAAAACAGAAGTTGACATTAAAGATAGATTTTTAAGAACCCTTAGAATGTCCTAAAATGCCTTATAAAAGAGTAGGTAAATGTGTCCATAAGAAATATGCTAATAAAAATATTTCTAAAAAACCTATAGGGTGTTCGGATAGTGCAGCAGATGCTAAAGAATACCTAAAAGCTCTTTATGCTAGTGAAATGAATGAAAGAAAAGAAATGTCCCCAAACGAAATATCTAAAAGAGAAGATATTATAAAAGGGATGTTAAATAATAAAAGAGCCTTAGTTAAAAAATATGGTGCTGATGCAGAAAAAGTAATGTATGGTACCGCAACATCAAAAGCTAAAAAAATTGCCGAAATGGAATCAAAAGATAAACTTAGAGAAATTATTAAAAAAGCACTGTCTAAACCCGTAGAAGAGGAAAAAACAGATAAATATGATGATCATCCTGCTTTAAAAGGAAAACAAAAAGACAATTTACCTGACGGTCTTCAAAAAGCTATCATTAAGAAAAAGGGTGGAAAAGTTGAAGAAGGTGATTTAGATCTGGGCCATCAGGATAATGAGCCTAAAGATATTAAGTCTAAATTATTTAAAATAGGTAAGGATGCTATGGCTCTGTATAAAATGGTTAAACCATTTGATGAAATTAATCAAGAAGTAGATTTACCTTCATGGTGGCAAAGTAAAATAACTAAATCTCAGGATTATCTTGAAAGTGCTAAAGAATATTTAGAATTTGAAATTAATGAACCCAAAGTAGATATGATGGTGGGTGCGACATCTAAGATGGAAGATGGATTAATGGAAACTATTAAAGAATTAAAAATGTCTAATCCATCGGCAACTGTTGAAGAAATTACTAAGCAAATTCAAGAAATTAAAATTTTATCTGAGGAAAAAGATTCTTTATGTAAGCGAGGAAAAGATTATATAAAGTCTCGTAAGGCAGCAGGTGAAAAATCATCAGCATATTTATCTGGTAGAGCTGTAAAAGTTTGCAAGGGCCAGATAAAATTTAAAGGTAAAAAAATAAATAGCTACGAATGATTACTGAATCCCGTCTTAGAGAAATAGTAAGAGAATCATTAAGAGATTGGTTCAAAAAAGAAGACTGGGTAAAAATTAATACTGCGGGTACAATTGAAGGTCCTTGTGGTACAATGGATAAAAAAGAACCAACCCAAAGATGTTTACCTCGTAAAAAGGCTCAATCTATGACCAAAGCAGAACGAGCCGCTACTGCAAGGAAAAAAGTACGTGGGTCAAGGAAAGGTAAGCAATTTGTTAAAAATACTCGTAAGGGAAAGTTTAAGAAGAAATCATGACAGTTGAACAGTTTAAAGAAAGAATAAGAACGATTGTCAAAAAGGTGTATGTTCCTAAAGAGGAAGATGCCCCCGTAATTGATTTTGAAGAATTTAAAACATTCCCAGAACTTAGGGCAGTTATTATAGATTTATTAACTACGGATTATGGAAGTTTTATAGCATCTATTGATTATGTTGCTCCTAAACCTACTACATTTAGAATTAATTTGAAAAATGGACAATTCTTTTATCTAATTTGGAATGAAAGAAGTTGGGTTGCTCAAGTAGAGGGTAAAAAATACTATCTTTTAAATTTAAATGAAGAAGAACGTGCTATTGAATCAATAGCTAGAATTTTAAGATTTGCTGCTCCTGAAGGTATGGAAGGAGATGATAATACAGATGTGGACACAGATGTAGAAACAGAAGAAACCGAAGAAGTAGAAACTGAAGAAACAGAATAATGGATAGTTTTACTAAATATTTAAATAAAATATCATATAAGTTCCCTAAGGGTTATCCTGACATTAACGACCCTAAGGATAAAAATATGCTATTTGAAATGGTAACTTCCCTACTTGAAAATGATGCAGATGAAGCTATTAATATCTTAAAGAGGGAATTAAACCTTACTGATGAAAACTTTTCAAAGTTATCATCGGTTAGATATAAATTATTAGTTCCTAGGGCTGAAAGATATGATTATATTCAAAAAATTGAAAAAATAAAGGACTTTGAATATGACCCTAATATAAAGGGTTCTTCCATAGGAGGAGTTACTTATAAAGGTTCTACATTTCTCTTAAAACCATCTGGGGCCCAAGGCAGAGCATCCGCAGGAACCGAAAATGAAGATATTTTAGAAAATGAAATAAAAAAATACCTTGAAATGGGTGCAGTTAACGTTATATTTGATGCTCCTAATAAATCTTTAACTATAAAAAACGTTAAGGATATTTCAGGTGTTGGATATGATGTAGCAGGTGGTAAAAAAGCTGATGTTGTTATAAAAGGAGATAAAACATATCCCATTTCAATTAAAAAAGATAATGCGGGTTTTTGGGAATCATCTGATACTAGGTATAAAGATGTAGTAAAAAAATTATCAGAAAAAATTAAAAAAGGAGATTTTGCTCCTGAGTTAGTATTTAAACCTTTTGTAGATAAATTAGGTAGAGAAAAGGAGGGTATTAATTTAATGCATGATGATAGAACGGACACTAAAGTTACTGGTGTTATAGTAACTGATCTTCCTGATAAAGATGAAAAGTCTATTATATTTGGTTCGGATAATGCTGTAGTAATCTACAGATCTTATTCTTCTAAAGATTTTAAATTAGTAGATGATAATTTAT